ATTTAATCAGCTTGCAAAAAGAGGAGCAAAAGATGACAGCAAGAGCTAAGAAGGTAATAAAAAAAGTAGCGAGTAAATTAACTAAAGCTAGTCAGGCTCATGCAGGACAAGCCAAAGCTCTAAAAGCCATAGAGTTAAGATCAGGTGGTAGACCAAAGAAGAAGAAGAGCAAGTCTAGAGTTAATGAAGCAGGTAACTATACAAAACCTGAGATGAGGAAAAGGTTGTTTAATAGGATAAAAGCAGGTTCTAAAGGCGGTAGACCAGGTCAATGGAGCGCTAGAAAGGCTCAGATGTTGGCAGCAGCTTATAAGAAAGCAGGTGGTGGTTATCGCTAAAGACCCAAAAATAGGAACAGGAAAGAAACCAAAAGGTTCTGGAAGGAGGCTATACACAGATGAAAACCCCAAAGATACAGTCACTATTAAATTTGCCACTGTGGCAGATGCCCAAGCAACTGCTCGTAAGGTTAAAAGAATTAATAAGCCGTTTGCTAGGAAAATACAAATCCTCACCGTCCTCGAACAAAGAGCCAAAGTTGCAGGAAAAAACAGGCAAGCCCAAATCGCAAAAAGGGCAAAAGAAGAAATCAGAGCCAAGCATAGAGGAAATCAAGGAACAACTAAAACCAAAAAAAAGAGGAAGACCTAGAAAAAATGCCTCTAGCTAAAAGTCAGAAAAGTCTTAAAAAGTGGACAAAACAAAAATGGCGAACCAAGTCAGGTAAGAAGTCATCTAAAACTGGTGAGCGTTACTTACCTACGGCAGCTATAAAGGCTTTGTCTCCACAGGAATATGCAGCTACAACAAGGGCTAAACGCAAAGGCACAAAGCAAGGAAAGCAGTTTGTTAAGCAGCCTAAGAACATAGCTAAGAAAACAAGGAAATATAGAACATGATACAGAGCCTGATTGCACCCGTAACAGGGTTGCTAGATAAGTTTATTGAAGACAAAGACCAAAAGGCAAAGCTCGCCCACGAGATAGCCACCATGAGCCAAAAACACGCCCAGGAATTGAATCTTGCCCAAATAGAGGTCAACAAAGCAGAAGCACAGTCAGGGTCATTATTTAAAGGAGGTTGGCGACCAGCAGTTGGGTGGGTCTGTGCGATTGCCTTCCTATACCATTTTCTCCTAAAAGACATAATTATTTTTGTATGTGCGTTTGCAGGTGTGGATGTGCCTGACTTACCAGAGTTTGACATGAGTACACTGCTTACAGTCCTAGGGGGTATGCTTGGGATTGGTGGACTCCGTACATATGAAAAGCAAAAGGGATTAACAAAATAACATCGAATAAGTGCGATGTTTGTGGGCATGACATGGAGAGCATAGAGGGAAGTATGCGTTGTAAATACTGTCAATACTTCTATGATATGAACAAAGAGTGGATAGATTTTGTCCACAAGAGATCGACCATAATAAAAAAAGAGGAGGAAGACGATGGAAGATAATTATCACGATAGTTTAATAGCATTACTGCACCACGAAGGGGGGTATTCAGACCATCCTCGTGATCCAGGCGGTATCACAAATTTGGGAGTTACTAAGAAAGTATACGAAGAATATCTTGGTAGAGAGGTAACAGTTGATGAGATGAAGAACCTTCAGCCATCAGATGTAAAGCCTTTATACAAGAAACTATACTGGGATCGCTGTAGATGTGATGATCTGCCAAGTGGATTAGACTGGGCTGTGTTTGATTGGGCAGTAAACTCTGGTACAGGTAGAGCCGCTAAAGCAGTGCAAAAGATATGTGGTGCAGCTCAAGATGGAGCTATAGGACCTAAGACATTAGCCTTAGTAAACGGTCAGAACACAGAGTACATGATAGAGGAATTGGGTAAGATACGACAAGAGTTCTATGAATCTCTTAAAACATTTGATACATTTGGTAAAGGTTGGACAAGACGTAATAAGGAAACGACTGAGAAAGCCTTAATAATGGTTGAGGAAGATGACGACTAAAAGAGACCCAAGACTAGCTAGAGCAGGGGTAAGTGGATATAACAAGCCTAAACGAACCCCTAATCACCCTAAGAAGTCTCATATAGTTGTTGCCAAAGAGGGCGACAAGATAAAGACTATTAGGTTTGGTCAGCAGGGCAAGAAAGTCGGAACAGTCAAAGGTACGGCAGGTAAGCCGAAAGCAGGGGAGTCCAGACGTATGAAGATGAAACGTAAGAGTTTCAAGGCAAGACACGCTAAGAATATAGCCAGAGGTAAGATGTCAGCAGCATACTGGGCAGATAAAGTTAAATGGTAAAAAGAGCCGTTATATTTGTTTTTATGTTTAATTTGTTTTATTTTGAGCTTTTGGCTTACAAAATTATATGGTAAAAGTTATATATAACTTTTTGAAAGGTTACACATGGCGCTTCCGCTAATATTAGGCTTACTTGGATCAACTCTAGGAGCAGGCACGGCTCTAGGTGCGGTTGGCGCAGGAGCTTTAGCATCAGGAGTAGGTAGGTTCTTAGAAACTGGTGATTTTGAAGAAGGTCTTAAAACAGGAGCTACAAGTTTTTTAGGGGGTAAATTACTAGGTAGTGTTCTTGGTGGCGCAGGTGGTACAGCTCCAGCAGCAGATGCAGCAAGAAAAGCTGTAAGCACAGCAACTACAAACCCAACGTTTACCCAGCAACTTATGTCCACTGCTTCGGACCCAGTGGCTCTAGGTCAGGCAACACTAGCACAAGCGACAGTTCCGCCACCACAAATGCCTATGCCAGAGGAGGTAGAGTTTGAGAACAGACAGGCAGGAATACCTGCAAGAACAACTGTAAGACCTCCTGCTGGATATAGACCTGGGTTTGATGCAGAGATAGATTATGGTGTGTCGCCTAACTATGGCGTTGGTCTAATGGACTCCAGCAATCCAAGATACATGAGCAATGGGGGTCTAGCAAACCCAGAAAAGGCTGATTTAGATAATGATGGTAAGCTATCTTCTTACGAGAGAAGAAGAGGAGAAGCGATAGAGAAGTCTATGGAAGAGCAGGGAAAATATGATGGTGGTGTTTTAAGTTTATTGCAAATGTCTGGAGGTGGAGAGCTTAAAGACATACCAGAGGACAACAAAGGATTAAAAGCTTTAGCAAAACAAAAGCCAGATGTTGTGAGAAATATGGGGTTTACTCCAATGAGAGAAGGCGGTATGCCTGAGATTATGGAGGACGACACTCTAGCTGAGACTATGGCTACAGGCATGGCTGAAACAGGAGATATGAGAGAGATAATAATGAATGCTGTGAGAGCTTTGCAAGGGCTATCAAAAAATCCAGAGGAAGACTTACAGGTATTTATAGAAACCTTTGGTGCAGCAGCATTAACTGATTTAAGAATGAAGGTAGCTTCTGGAGAGGTTGGTGGCAGAGAGGGTGGTCTTAGAGGATTGATAGAGGGCAAGGGCGATGGAATGAGTGACGACATAGATGCTAGTTTAGTGTCTGATATGTCAATGCCATCAGATCAAGGTCAGCCTTTAAAAGTAGCAGACGGTGAATATGTGGTAGCTGCTGATGTAGTTAGTGGTTTAGGTAATGGCTCTACTGATGCAGGAGCTAGAAAATTAGATGAGTTTATGAAAAGGGTAAGAATGGCAAGGACTGATACAACAAAGCAGGCTCCAGAAATTGACCCAGAAAAGATGATGCCAGTATGATGTTTAGTGCAGTACCAAAACAGGTTATAGACATAGTTTGGGATGATGTAGTAAAAGTATTGAAGCCTGCTGTTGATACAGCAAAAGGCAAGCTGGGTATCAAAGATATAAAAGACTATTTATATAATGGTGCTTATGAGTTATGGGTTGTTATGGATGGCACTAAGATAGTGGCAGCTATTACAACTAGAATTATTGACTATCCAGAGAGAAGAGCTTTGGCTATGGACTTTATTGGTGGAACAAGAATGAAAGAATGGTTGCCAGAAGCACAAAAGACCATCGAGCAGTTTGCATTGGATAATAAATGCAGTCACCTAGAGGGCTATGGTAGAAAGGCTTGGGGTCGATGGTTAGGAAAGTATGGATGGGAGCCAGATTATATTGCTTATAGGATGGAAATAAATGGGTAAAGGTGGAGGACAACCTACAACAACAAAGCAAGAGATTACTCAAACTAATCTACCTTCTTATGTAAGACCTTACTTTGAGAGATTGCTACAGAGAACTGAGGCAGAATCACAAAGAGATTACGAGCCCTTCCCTGGTCAAAGGCTTGCAGATGTTAGTGGAGACATAACTAGGTCAGAGGACATAGTTAGAGGTATAGCTGACAAAGGTCTTCCTGGGATACAGAGTGCTATGGACAGGGTCCAGAGAGGCATGGACTTTCAGCCAAGACAGTTCACAGGTGAGGAGAGAGACAAGTATATGTCTCCCTACCTAGAGGGTGTTCTTGATATACAAAAAGAAAAAGCCAAGCAGGATTATCTTGCTTCTATGCCAACAGGTGCAGCTCAAGCAATATCAGCAGGAGCTTTTGGTGGTTCAAGAGAGGGTGTGCAGAAAGGTCTGGCTCAAAGTAAGTATTTAGACAGATTAGCTGATATAGAAGCTACAGGAAGACAGCAGGCTTTTGAGCAGGCATCACAGTTGTTTGAAAGAGATAGAGCTGCTGACATACAAGGAGAAAGATTAGGTCTAGGGGCAGCAGGTCAGTTTGCAGGTCTTGCAGAAAGAGCAAGGGCAGGTGATGTGGAGGCAGCTAGACTTCTGGAAAGCATAGGAAAGGCTGGAATGGCTAGAGATCAGGCAGGATTGGATATTGCCCTTGAAGACTTTAGAAGACAGCAAGCTTTTCCACAGGAAAGATTAGGTATTTTTTCATCAATTTTAAGAGGAATCCCTGTACAGCCAAGCACAACAACGCAAGTTCAGCAACCTTTTGACCCATTTGGAAGGGCTATAGGTCTTGGTCTTACAGCTCTTGGTGGTTCCCGATATGCGAGTGGTAGAAGATAATGCTTAATATTCTACAGATAGAAGACAGACTAAAAGATATGTCTAAAGATGCAGTAATTCAGGCGTTAAATAACCCTAATCCCACCATACCTCCATTCTTAGCTCTTGCTGAACTAAACAGAAGAAAGAGAATGGAAGACGAAATGGCTATGAGAAGGGCTGAAAATCAACCTACAGTTGCCGAACAACTTGTGGCGGCAGCAGGGATGCCGATGCAAGAAACATCAGATATGGCTATGAATATGGCTCCTAAAACAAACATGGCACAAAATACTGGCGCAAATCAGATGATGGCAAGAGAGATGTTAGAAGAAGAGACCCCAGGCATGAGTTATGGTGGTTTGCTTATGGGCTCAAGAATGATGAATCAAATGGCAGCTCCAATGGCAAGAGAGGTGACAAGCATGCCTCAACGCATGGATTATGGAAGAATGATGCAGAGGGCAGAGCCAATGGGAATGTCTAGGGGTCTTAGTGGTTTTGGTAGCGATATAATGAGTAGAGTTAGTGAAAAAAGCAGGGGTGATGTAGACAACTTCTTAGGTGAAGTAGAGGGCATGGCGGAAGATAGGTTTGATATAGACTTAGCTCCACAACAAAGACAGATAGGCATGAGTGGCAAGGGACAGCTAATGCGAAGAGCTATGAATGATGGTGGTATAGCAAAGATGAGCAACGGTGGTGAAGCTGAATATATGGGATTTACCCAAAGAATTATAAACCGTCTGTTTGGCTCTGATGATGATGAAGGAACAGTGGATACTGGACAAAATCAAAGTATGGGGGTCTCTTCCAATGAAATATACCCAGATAGAATACAGAGAATACAAGGCTTACCAGTGACAGAAACAGCAACACCTGCAAGCACCACAACAAATAAAAACAAAAAAACCACAACAACACCGCCTCCAGGGGGTGATAATGTTTTAGGCTCTAGCTACATAGCAAAGATGATGAAGAACATAGACAAAGACAGAGCTGAACTAGCTGACCAAAGAAGAAGAGATGAAGCTATAGCTCTTATGACAGCAGGTCTTAATATATACGACAGAGGTCAATTATCGGCAGGCACTGAGGGGCTAAAGTCCTTGCAAGCTTCCAACAAAGCATACAGAGACCAGATGGCTAAGATGAGAGGCATGGATGTGCAGCTAGGCGTTGCAGCAGATACATTAGCTCAAAAGAGACAGCAGTCCAAAGATGTATTAAAAGCAGCAGGTTTAAAAGGCACAGGTCTAACGGCTAATCAAGCAGGAAGTTTAGCCTTAAAATACAAAAATGCTATAAACAAAATGAGACAGGCTCTTGAGGTTGGTTATATTACTGAAGGAACAAGTATTGTTCAGCTAACAGACGCAGACAGACAAAAATATAAAGACGACATAGAAAAATTTGAAAAATTAGCAAACTCATTAACAGCTATATTTGAAGGAAAAGCGATATCACCTTATCAGTTAGACAGTAGCATATTAGAGTGATGTCATGGGTCTCAAGATCATTCAAAGCCCTAAGACTGGAAGATACTACCCAGTAAGCATAGCAGGCGAAGTTCCCACAGAGGAAGAAAAAGAACGTATAAGAAACTACATCTTTAACCAGGAAAGAGGGTTGCTAGACACTAATCAGGTTGAAGAGCAGATAGAAACAGTTTCTGATGACATAGAGCCCGCAAGAGGGTTGTTTGGTGCTGTTGGCGTTGGTGTAGACCAGATGCAACAGCTTTACGGATCAGCATTACAAGGCATTGGAGAGATGACTGGCATAGATTCACTAGCTGACTATGGTGGTCGTGTAGCCGAAGAGAACGCAAAACAGATAGAACAAAAAAGTGAGGGTCTAACTTCTTTTGAAGAAGCCAAAACTGGCGTAATACCGTTTGCTAAATTTGCAGGTGAGCAAGTTGCAATGGCAGGTCCACAGATATTAGGAGTGGCAGCGTTATCAGTTCCTGCTTTCCTAGCTGGTGCGCCCACAACTCTAGCTGCAATACTAGGTTCTATAGGTGTTAGTGCGCCTATGCTCTATGGTGGGAATAGAGAGAGACAAAAAGAAAAGCTTGCTGCGGAAGGAAAGCCAGTTGTTGTAGATGAAAGTGCAGCATTGCTTACAACAGTGCCTCAAGTGGCAATGGAATCAGCGTTATTTGCTTTAGCAACCAAAATAGGAAAATTAGGTCTTGTATTTAATAAAAGCAAGCTTGATGAGGGCGGTGTGTTTACAAAACTTAAAAGCGAACCACCAAGCTCTATACCTGCTTTTATAAGGAAATATCCCAAAACATCAGCAATATTAGGTGGAGCATCAGCAGGATTTGCTGTGGAGGGTGTAACGGAAGCAGGTCAACAGTTTTTAGAAAGATTCCAAGCAGGTCTTGATGTTGCTAGTGAAGATGCCATAGATGAATACATAGAATCGCTGATAGCAGGAGGTATTGTAGGTGGTACTCTTGGTGGTGGTATAAGCACAGTATCAGAGCTTTCACGATCAAAAGAAAAAGTAGACTCAGCAGCAGAGCTAGAAGAGGATTTAGCGGAAGAATCTTTGCAAAACAGAGAAGATATACAGAGAGTAAAAGAAAATCAAAACCAAGAGCATTTAAAATTACAGGCAGAGCAGGGTGCTGTAATAACAACAGGTCTCAGTAGAAATGATGAGGCTCTAGGCTCTAGTATTCCAGACCCAAACTCAATAACAGTGCCAGAAGAACAGCTATCAGAAGCACAGCTAAACGAAATAAGGAGAATGAGAGAGGCAACACAGCCTGGAATCTATTATGACAATGTAAAACAAGATGATGGCAGCACTAGGAAAGTATTGCGTGATGTACCCATAACACTATCAGAGATTAGAAATACTCTTGGTGATGTTGAAATGGAGTATATTGCAGCTAATCTAGGCTTTCCTGTAAGCAGACAGGACATACCAAAAGCAGGTAAAAAGAAGTTTAACAGAACCCAGTATAATAAGGTGCTGAGAGCCATAAACAACGACAGCAGAGATAGGCTATCAGAAACAGAGATAAATGACCTTATAGAGAAAAGCACAAACATATCTTCTGGTGAGTTTATTATTGCTTTGAGAAACGAACTTGTAAGAAGAAATGTAGTTCGTGGAACCCAACCTCATGTATACGAGCCCGTCACGGGTAACATGACTCCCATAGATAAGGTAGAGTTTGAGAAAGAGCCAAAGGTAAAAACAGGCAGGCTTGCAAAACAAGCTAACGATCTTGAAAGAGCTATACAGTTTGACGAGATTAATCTTGAGGAGCGTGACTTAACTGTAAATGAGATAAAGCTAAAGAAAGATATCAAGTCTCTACAGAAGGTAGTCAAAGACATACGAAAGAAAGACAAATACTTTACTGTAAAGCCATCAGAGCTTGCAGCAAGACCGTACATGGTTGAAGAGATAACAGGGCAAACAACCAAAGCAACAACCGCAAAGCTACTAAAAGAGGCAAGAGACAAAGAGTTTAGCTTGGTAAGACTTACAAGCGCACCTGTATTTGAGAGAACACCAAGTGGCAGAATAAAAACAAACAATATACCCATAATAAACAAGGTTCTGGGTACAAATTTTACTACACCATCTGTGAACGCAAAGCCTGAGACTGTAAAGGCAAAGGTTGCAGAGATATACAAAAGAATGAATACTGTTTTGGGCAAGCCAAAGAAGATAGATCAAAAGCCCACTGCCCTTAGAAAGAGGATTAGTGACCTACAGGAGGGCATAAAAGCCCACAAGAGGTCGATAGAACTAAACAAACAGGCTTTAAAGTCGCTTCAGACAAACGATTTTCTCATAGAAAACACAAAATTTGGCTTAAAAGGAGCTAGTAACGTTAATGACCCTGTTATTTTGGCAGGTAATCAGCGTATAGCCAGAGAGAAAATAGAGAGACAAGACAGAATTATTAGAGAAAACGCAAGAGCAATAAAAGGTTTAAGAAAAGTATCAGAGGAAAATTTAGAAACTGGTAAGGACAACACTAAACAGCAAACAGAAATAGCTGAAAGAACACAGCTTATTGAAGCAGCTAAAGAAGAAAAACAAAAACTACAAGTAGATGTTGAAGCTCTGCAAAAGAGAAGAGACAACGCCACTGCTAGTGTGCAGGAGAACCAAGAGCAACAGGACGCTAACGCAGCAAATATCAACAGAGAGGTAGCAAAGACAAAAGAAACCAAGGAGAGATACAAAAAGGCTATGAATCTAATAGAGTCAAGTCTTAGAAAGTACATGATAAAAGACTTGGGTCTTACACCAGACAAAGTAAATCTGGTTACAGAGAGAGTTATACAAGCTCCTAGAGGCATTGTAAGAGGTAAAACAGACCTAACGGATGACGGTAAGGCTGTAATAACTCTGGCAACAGAAATTTATGACCCTGAGTTAGTTACAGACAAGAAGCGTGTTAGAGAAGTCTATCAGAGAATAAAAGGTATACTTCAACACGAAGTTATACACGCCTTGAGAAACTTACAGTTACTAAGTGACGATGAATTTAAAGTTCTTGCTGATGCCGCCAAGAAAAGAAAAGTAAAGATATGGAGAGAAGGTAATTTATTAGAAAGAAACTATACGTTCTTTGACAAGATAAATAGGACGTATGGCAAGAACAAAGATGTTCTTTACCCAGACATGACCAACGAGAGGTTTCAAGAGGTTCTTGAAGAAGAAGCCGTGGCTGAGATGTTCAGAGCTTACATGGACGACAAGTTGGAGATGGCAGGCAAGCCTAAGAAGCTATTAGACCGTATACTAGACTTCTTCAGAGCTATATTTAAAGCCAACCAAGACCATGACTTCACACAAGTAGACCAGATATTCGAAGATATTAAGTCTGGTGTAATAGGAAAGCAGAGAGAGCCTTTTGCTCCGCCCAAAGAGGGCGTAAGAACTATGTATTCTCTGGGTGATGATGTTTACGATAAAGCTAGAGCTGAGAAGGTAAAAGAAAAAGACCTTGATATATACTCTTTAAATCCAAAGATAAATGCTGATAATCCTGATGTAGAATATGACTCTCCTTTAGGTTTGGTTGATGCCCAAAAAAGATCAGGCAATAACTACATAAAAACAGTTTTGATGTCGATAGAAGATGCTAAGAGATTTTTCCCAAGAAGAACAGACGATGATCGCATAAACGAGCTTGCAAAAATAATGTCTGGCGAAAACCCAGCAAAAATAGCTCCCCCACATTTGTATGTAAGCCAAAGTAGGTTTGGAGATAAAACATTAATTACAAAGGGTCACGAAGGCGCACACAGATTAAGAGCTTTAGAAAAGCTTGGATATAAGCACATAGCTGTAGATTTACTATCTCAAGACGGTTTCCAAACTGGTGCATCTGAAGCAAACGTTAGAGCTGATGAGCAAAGAAGAAAAGATAGAATGGTGGAAAAGGGTAACGTTCTAGCTATGGGTCAAAAATGGGGTGGCACAGAAAAATATAAAGAGAATGCCACTGCCTACATAAACGCTAACAATTATGCAACGATAGAGTACAGGAGATCATTGCAGTTTGGTGTTTACAGTAAAGCCCTTGAAGAAATAGAACTTATGAAACAAAAGAAGGGCAGAGGACCTGATATCAGAAAGTACCTCAAAGGCAGAGGTGTTAAAGATGCTGAACTAGCTTGGACAGGGTTAGACGGTATTCTTGAAAGACCAAGCGTTACAAAAGAAGACCTTTTAGAGCAGATAGGTGCTAACAGGGTTTTATTAGATGAGGTTGTAAGGGATGAAGATGCGTCACCTCAATTTCTTAATTTTGGTTCTGGTCGTGTGATGGATATTGATGAGGCTCTTGGACCAGATTACTTTGTTATGGACGCACAAGATATAGTAGAAAATGATCCTAATATGGCAGCAGATTCTTTTGACAATGCTGTTATAGATTTTGAATCCAGAACTCAAGCATCAATAGCTGATATTAATTTGCCAATGAGTTTAAGAACTCCAGAGGAACAAGCTGAATTTAGAAAATCAATAATAGAAAAAAATGTTCCTAACTACTTAGAGGACGGAACAAATGCAATAGATTTGCTAACAGAAATTGTGGCAGTTTATTTAGAAAAAGCATATTTAGCAGACGACCCGATAGCTAAGTATGTCGATAGTGTCACTGATCTTACTATAACTGGAAATGACAACTATGGTTATAGAGTATTTAGGGATGAGGATGATTCTAGGTTCTATGAAAATAGATTAAATCAGGACAGAGATGGCAAAGAACAATATCTAGGAACATTTACAGAAGCTGAGACTTTTGCTCTAGAATACGCTGAGAATATGGGTTTGCTTGGACCAGGTGATAGAGAAGTTCAATACGAATCAAGCACATATCCTGGAGGTTTTAACTACAAAGAGCGTGTTATGCACATACCACATAACACAGAGGCTATGCGTGAGAGAAGAGGAAGTGGCTATTCAGCAAATCATTTTGATGAAGATGACCAAATATATTTTATTTTAACAAAAGACAGATCACACCACGATGGTGGGAAGATATTAAACATAGATCAGTTTCAAAGTGACCAAGCTCAAGCTGGAAGGAAAAGAGGGTTTAGATTAGATGAAATAACAAAACGCAAACGCACAGAAAAAGCTCTTAATGAACTGCCACAAGATGAAAAAGAGCTGTTTGATATACTAAATACTTTCACAATACGGAATGATGGTGAGGGTAGCTCTATAAGAGAAAACATAATGTCTATGTTTAAGGGTAAAAAAAGAATACCATTTGGTGAGTTTTATAAATATCAAATAAGAAGAGATGGTATTGTTCGCTCCACTGAAAGCATTAGAGATGTAAAAGAAGTAGCTTCTAGGTATGGAATAAAAGAAGAATATCTTCCAGATGTAACTAAACAAGGGATTGAATCACCTGAAGTAAGGTTCGATAGCTTGACTAGTGCTGCGGAGTCAATACTAAAGCCTATTCAAATATTTATAGAGCAAGCTATACAAGGTAACATCATGGACAGTCAGGGTAGAAAACCTATCTATGATGACACATTTCATGGAATTAGGTCTATAAGCGATCTTAAAGATTGGATAGACCCTCAAAGTCCAAAAGGATCAAAATTACTCCCAGTTTACAATTTTAAAGAAGAAGTGGGTATTGGAAATATAAGATTATATGGCAAACCTAATTCATACTCTGAGTATATGAACAACATAGTTACAGCAAGTCAGCAGCAAAGCATTTTGTTTGGCAACACAGACCCAAATTACCACAGCTCATATCCAACTCTTAATAAAACTCTTTTACCTCTTTATGACAAACAAATGGAAGCGACAGATAAAATTACAGAGGCTAGAGGATCAATATCTAGTGGTTCAGTGACTAGAGGTCCTTTAATAGAAGACACTGATACTTGGGTTACTCTTGGAGCTAAAAGAGTTTTAAGTTTAGCGGTAGAAGAAGGTTACGATTACATAGCTGTAAACAATGGAGGGGCAGTAGAAAAAATAGTTGGTGGAGGAGAGGGCAACAAGCAGTTCTATGATACCGTAGTTCCAAGGCACTGGAATTCATTCTTTAGAAAAATAGACCCAGAATCAGTAATACAACCCCCTGCTTATTTGGTAGGAGACTCTAGTATCCCAGAACAAGAACGAAGGAGAATAAATAACCATTATAATTACACCATGACGGGTCAATTTGAGGGTAGCCCTATATTTGTGACAAATGTATTTATAAAAATTACTCCTAAATTAAGACAAAAAGCAAAAGAGGGTAACACATTATTCTCAATAGGATTTGCTGATTTACCTGCTGACGCTGTTAGAGATCAGTCTGGATCAGAAAAAAGACAACAGCTAGAACAGTTCGATAGTGATGACGAGAAAGAATCAAACATAAGAGAGCAGCAAGAAAGAATAAACAGAGCTGTAGAACAAAGAAGATTATCAATAGGATTTGATGACGGTCCAGAAGAGCCGAAGAAAACAGATAAAACACAAGAGACTTCTTTCAGAAAGAAGATGCAGAACAACCAGCACAAAATGATGTATACGGCTTCTGCTAACTTCATAGCTGATGCACTGGCAGGCAAAGTAAAAGGTGTAAAGCTTAATCCTTTTGTTAGTGATGAAAAAGCACAAGCAATGTCAGACACATTTATAGAGCTGTTCCAAGACAGAATGATATCTGTATCAAGAATGGTAGACGGGATACAGAAAAAAGGTCTGACGTTAGACGAGGCTATGGACCCAATACAGCAAGAAAGAATTATGCACGGAAAGGTTGGGGATAAGCTAGAGACAAACCAAGAAACAATATTCCAAGACATGATGGACACTGTTAAGAAGATAAAGATATCCGACAGTGACATGAGAGACCTTCAAAGAGTTTCTGAAGTGTCATCAGACCCTGACCAAGTTGGTTACGTTAAAACAGCATTAGACAGCCATCTTAGAAGAGGTTTCTTTAGAAAGGTTTTATATGGCAAGAAGATGGGCAACAACCTTGTGGCAGCCGAAGCATATCTATATGCCAAACACGCATCAGAGAGAAACGATTATGTAAGAAGAATAGACCGCAACAGGATAAACGAAAACCCTGAGAGGGGTTCTGGTATGTCAGATGCAGAAGCTGACGCTATAATAAACTGGTTTGAAGGTAAAAAAAGTTACATAGAACTTTTAAGAAAGCTAGACGAGCAAGCTCAGATAGTGGTGCTTGATACAAACAAAGCAAGAATAGATGGTGGTTTACAGCCCATATTCGAGGAAAACTCTGGCTGGAAGAAGTACATACCACTGAAAGGTGTGTTCCATGCAGAGGACGAGACTGTTGACTTCACTAACAGAAACCCATCGAGCAAGGCATTGTTCGGAGCTTCAGGAACAGAGGACGCAAGGGTAAAGGGTAGGATAGATTATGCTCCACATATTATTGCCAACCTGTTTACACAGAACGCCAACTCAAACATAAGAGCGGAGAGAAATAAGGTTGGTCTTAGTATGCTAAAGCTCCTAAGAACCTACCCCAACGAACTAAAAGAGTTCGCTGCAATACAGGACATACCTCCTGAAAGAAGGGTACTAGATGCAAGAACAGGCATACTCAGCACTAGAAAAACTACACCACAAGCTCTTTTAGATGACAAAAGATACTTAGTTCTAAAAGAAGACGGCAAAGAGGTCGTGATACGGTTTGAAAAAGAAAGCATAGCAGGAGCTTTTAGAGGAGATAATGACGTACAGATACTTCCTGACGCTGTTGTAGAGAAGGTGGGTATATTTAACAGGTTCCTATCTAACGTAAATACATCATACAACCCTGCGTTTATCATACCTAACTTCTTCAGAGACTTGGCTACTGCTGGCGTAAACATGAATCAGTATGAAAGCGAGAAGCTATCAAGAAAAGTTATGAGAGAAGCATTGCCTTACGCCAGGGGAGTGATGCGAGCTGTTGCAAAGCAAGATTTTTTACTCAGAAAGAGAGAGATAGACACAACATCTAAAGAAGCCAAAGCATACTTCGACTTCGTAAAAGCAGGTGGTAAGAACGTAACAAACCAGATGACCACATTGGACGACCAGATAAATGATGTAGGTAAAATTTTAGATGGAATATCAGAGGCAGGGCTCGTAGGCAATGCAAAGAAAGTAAAGCTGGGTTGGGTCGGAGAAAAAACTGGCTCTATACTAAGTTTAGTAGAAAACCTTAACACAGCCGCTGAGAACGGAGTTCGTGTTGCTACATTCAAAAACCTCATGGATACTGGCAAATACTCACCAGAACAAGCAGCCCTAGCCGCCAGAGAGATTACAGTAAACTTTGCTAGAGGTGGCAGACTAAAGAAACAGTTAAACTCACTATACTTGTTTTACAATGCCTCCATACAGGGAACTTTTGCCTTGTTAAATGCTTTTGCAAAATCAAAGAAAGTAAGACAAGTCTGGATGGGAATAGTTGGTCTTGGGTTTATGTTAGATCAATTCAACGCAGCTATGTCTGACGAGGATGACGAGGGTAACCTAGAGTATGACAAGATTCGTGACTTTGTTCTTGAACACAACTTACTGTTTCCAAACTTTGCAGCTAAGATAGTCGGAGCAGAAGAGGACAAAACGTTTGTAACCATACCACTGCCATACGGGATTAACATGGCATATAACTTTGGTAGAGCTTTGAGTAGAAGATTAAGAGGTGGTTACACAGCAGCTCAGACAACATCAACAACGTTATCTACAATGATAGAGACAGTTAACCCTCTGGGAGGTACAGAAACCTTTCTAAACTGGGTTAGCCCAACTGTAACTGACCCAGTTATGAGTTTGTTGCAGAACGTTGATTACGACAATACACCCATATACAAAGAGGTATCACAGTTTGATGTCGGAACACCAAGCAGTCAGGCATATTGGAACACAGCATCACCAACAGCTATATCTACAGCAGAGTTTCTAAACTATCTGGGCTTGGGTGGACCTCTTACAAGCAAGAGTGCAGGGTACAAAGTTAGAAGCAGTATGCTAGATGTATCGCCTGATGTATTGGATTACCTCTTCGGTTACTTCACTGGTGGTGCAGGAAACTTTGTAAGAAGAAGTGCGGAACTGGGTAAAGATGTAGTAACTGGTGACTTCTTCGAATCATTTGAAGAAAGCCTGACTGGTCAGAAAGCAAGAGACCAGATAAGAGCCACCCCAATATTAAGACGATTTATATACTCAACATCAGAAAGAGAAGACACTGGTATATTCTTCAAGCGTAGGGATCAAGTTTTTGAAGCAAGAAAAGAATTAGTAAACGCTATAAAGTCTAAGGATCAAAACTACATAAACCAAGTTAAATCCGATTATTCAGAAGAGTTGAGGGTGTATGGTATAATAAGAGCTATAAACGGGAAGAGACAAAACCTTACAGCTATAAGAAATAAATTAATAAGAGCTGATAAAGAAGGTCTAAATGATAAAGCTATAAAACAGAGAGAACTACAAATAGAGAGACTAGATAAACAAATACAAACTCTAGTCTCCCGTGGTAATAAAATTATGGAAAGAGTTAATCTTCCGTTCTTCCAAGAACTATTACCTTCTAGATAAAGTTATATAGAACTTTTTTTACTTTCCATATAATCAGATAGTATTACCTTAAATCTTTTTTGAACGTCTTTATTTGTTTTTATTTCTCTCCTAGACGCTATACCAAGGTAATCTTTCAACGCTGTAGCACATTCTTCCTCACTTTTGACATGAGGAAAGAAAGGTTCTAAATCCCAGAACTCTGGCTCTTTGCAACACATTATGGCGCTCTTCATAAGACGTTGACCCTCAAGCTGTTCTTCACTAATAACTGGTTTATCTTCTTCGTCAATCTTAACCATAGCTACCATGTATCGACTGCCAACCCAATCTTTGTGCAGTTCTTGTGGAACATCATCAGGGTGTATACACAGCCTAAGATTAGTGCCGTTCTTGTCTTGAGACATAGAAACCTTTATGGCTTCAAATTTTAATGCAAGCTCTTTTACATCAGTCATCCCATTTCTCCTCTTGTGGTGATGCCTTTACAGCAGAAACTTTTTTAACTTCGTAACCAAGATTGTTCATCTTGTCGTATCTACGCTTGGCATAAGCTTCTTCTCTTTCTCTTGCAAACTCTCTTGCCTGACGTAAATTAAAAGCTCTTACTCTTCTGGTTCTTCGATATGTAACTTCGACCAACACATCAAAGGACATTGCTTTGTTATAATTACCTTTTCTTCTTTCTAGTTTCATTATACTTTCTCCAATAATTTGTTGCCCATTCGATAGGGTCTATGCCTTGACCAACCCACCATTTTCTTTCGTTACCAAAATGATGTATCTGCATATGATGCGTATGACATATAGGAACAGTCCAGTTATCCCCTACCTTTAGTGCAATCCCTCTGGGCTCTGCATACATGACATGGTGAGCTTCGCTTTCTTTTCCACAAATCAAACAAGGCTCACCTCTCACGAGAGACAAATACTTTTTGTCTCTTACATATCCCAAGGGTCTTTCTCTCCACCAGAGTCTTGAGCCACCTTACGTTCTACGTTTTCTTTGGCTTGTCGATCTTGAGGAACACCTGCCTTTAGAGAAACAAAATTGTTTCCAGACTTTTGTATAGTCTTTCTCCAACCTGCAAGCGTTATCTTCGGGAAAGGAACCCCTGCATGAAACTGGTCACTCAAGTATTCCACAACTTCTTGTGAAAGCTCTAGTGTTCCAGTAAAGTCTGGGTGCTTATCCATTTTTTTATTAACGTTATTAAAAAGTGCGCCACTTGGACCGTAATTTCTTTTTTCCATAATTAACTCCATTTACCATTTTTTTTAATTTTCTCTCCCTGCTCGTCAAAGGAAGCTCTAAGTTGCTTGTAGAGGTTAGGGTCTTTCTCCTCTATCAAACTAACAGCGACTTTGTTTTGTTTCCAAAATCGGTGTAATGATTCTTTGTTGTCACAATCAACAACAAAAGTTTGAAATATTTCTAGCAGTTGCTCTACTGTATTCTTCCCTGCTTTTACTTCGCCAGTGGGACTGACAATCTTAAAGGGATGCTCAACAGTGTCAGGTGATGTAAACACTGTAACATCATCTTGTTTAGTATTTTTATTTCCCTGCACGGTAGTGGCATCGCCATCATCATCAGTCTCTGGGTCACATTCTAAGTTAAGCATAGACTGTAAAAGATACCTACGCATATAGGAAATCCCTGATCCAATGGCTTGACTCCCTTTTTTAGTATCATCAAGACAGCTAACTTTACTCTCTAACATTTCTCCAGAATTTAAATGGTGTAGTCTGCATACCAATAAATTTTCAACCCTATTATCCACGACAATAGCATCAGTGGTAAAAGATATATGCACTCCATTATCTTCTAAAGGTTTTTTGCAGGCATTGAATACATCAAGAAGAGTAGAGTATTTGCTACCTATATGAGGGTTCTTCCCATTCTTCTCTAGCTTTTCAAATCCTTCACCTCTGGCTTTTTCTATAGCCAAAAATATTTCTTTGTTTTCACTCATTATGTTCTCCATACATTTTTTTAGTTCTAAAAAAGCCCTCGTACTCTGGATAGCGGTGCATAAAATATCGGGCGTACATCGCTATATACTCGTTACTAATCTTAAATGGGTCTCCATACGTCACAACACTGGTTTCCCAACGGACACGGTTTATTATCAACCAAGCTGATAAATGTTTATGCCCTCTCTTAATAGCGTGTAGTGTAAATTTATCGAACAGCTCACAGACTTCTGGGTTCTGCTTGTGCCATTTCCACCACTTCTTTTTAAGTTCTTCATAAGGATTACTTGCCATTTTTCTTATCCTTATGTTTGTCGTTGTTTAATTTCTTTTTTACGGCTTCAAGAGTTTCTTTTTTCCAAAACCGATTGTTGTGGATATTAGACTTTTTAATATCAAAGTTTCTGATATCGAACAGCTTATCTAAATCATTATTTTTCATGGCATACCTTTTGGTTTTTTAAGTGGAACTCTGACTCTAATTTCATAGTTTTTTACTTCGACACAATTTGGTTTACGAACCCAAGGGTCGTACAGTTGTCTGAGTTCTTGAGCTATTTCAATGCAGTCTTCCTTATAGCTAAATACCAATCTATTTACTGAGTAAACGCCATAATTGATATCAGGAAGTGTTATAAGATGAAGCACAAAATAAGACACTGGTGTCATTGTAACAAGCTCCCATAGTCAATAGTTTCTATGTAACTTTTTTTAGGAACTTTGAAGCTAATAGTAATTTGTTTTTCTTCGTCTTGAGTTTCCTCTTTAACTACAAACATTCTCCATTTTTCCAGAGGACAGTTTCTTAGCCATTCATAAAATTGGGTATCTTGCCCAAAGTCTTTCTTTCTTTCACTCATTTATAGTCTCCTTATATTGATTGCAAAAATCAGCAACACCGCAGTAATTGTTTTTACATCGTGCGCTCTCCCCTGCACGAAACTCAATTTCGTACAAATGCTTGTCTTTTAGATTATCTAAAAATTGTTCTGCGTTTTCTCTATCTTCGAATCTTTTCTTAGCCTTCTTGTTGCTTGGTTTCTTTACAGCGTACACATCTGGCTTTGACCACATTTCATCTTTGGTGCATAAGACCATGCCATCGTTTAAATCAAACAACTGCCTAGCGTTCTGGTGTAACGCTATTCTATCCTCTACATACGCTGTGCGCTCTTCTAAGCTCCATAGAGGTATATCTACGACTGCTATGGGGGTCTGGGGGTAATCTGGTCTAAGGGAAGCCTCACGCCTATTCCAGTCTCTTAGAATGGCACATATCTGTATGCTGTTTACTGGTATCTGTTCTTCCATCTCAAGAAGATAGGCATACACATTTAACTGATTGACCCATTCCTGCTTGTTAAATATCACAGACCAAACAGATGTAACCTTGTAATCAGTGATTCGCAAAGCGTTGTCTTTTATTTCGTATTGGTCTACTTGACCAGATAGAACCCAACCATCTACATCTCTGTATAACCTTTTCTCCTTTACAACATTCTCTCCAACTGCTCCCTCAAGAACAGCATGAACAGCAGTGCCGAACAAAGCCCAAACCATATCCATTGCATCTGTTGTTAATTCTTCTTTGTGACGTTCACGCATCAAAAGTATTCTGGGTGAATCAATTAATTGTGTGACTGATATATCCGAATCACCTTTGGAATATTTGTCACTACGAGCATAGTTCACAAAAGCATCGGGAAGCCCGTGATTGTTAGTAATCATTGTATACCTATGTTTTTTCTTTTATAGTTTTTAAAAACAAAAATAGGTATTTAAAATGGCAGTGTCAATACAAAATAGTACAAAAAAATGTTTTAATGTTATTTTTACAATAAAAGGTGAGCCTGCAAGCAAAGCTAATTCACGCAAGTTGGTTATGATAAATAAGAGAATAGTGCCTATTAAGTCACAAAAAGCTCTGGACTATGTAAAGTATTTTGCGGAACAGATACCCACCATAGACCCCCTAACTGAAGAATACGTCAAAGTTGAAATGATGATTTATTATAAGTCACGCAGACCAGACCTAGACGAATCATTAATACTAGATTGTATGCAAAACAAAGTTTACTACAACGACAGACAAGTTAAAGAGAAGCACATATACTGGGGTCTTGATAAAGAAAACCCTAGAACAATTATTAGAGTTACAGAGTTTGACGCAAGCAAAATTCCTGACTACTTGACAATATAAAAATCATTTCTAATAATGACCAAATCAGAGTCGAGGAATCATGGAACAAGCAAAAATAAGCGTCATGGTTCAAAATTTAGGTATAGGTCAGCACAAGATACATTGCCCTAGTTTTGATTGTCGTGACAGAAAAAAGAAGAATTTAAAAACGTTAGCAGTAAAAGTTGACTACGATGGTTTTGTTTATTACTGCCATCATTGTGACTTTCGTGGTTCTGAAAATAAAAAGAAAAAAGTAGAGGTAGAACCAATGACCGTTATGAAAGATATTCAAGAAAAAGATTTAAGTATCAATAGCTTACAGTGGTTAAGTGATAGAGGTATTAGTGAAGATACAGCAAAGAAACTAGATTTAAAAACAGCGAAAAATTATATTACATCGGTTGGCAGCGAAACCGAATGTTTAATATTTCCGTATACAAACAAAGGTCATGTCTACGCTTCAAAGATACGTTCAATATCTGATAAAGGGTTTGCCTGCAACGGTTCACCACAGAGTTTTTTTAATATTGATAACATAGATACTTCTCAACCTTTAGTGGTCGTTGAAGGTGAAATGGACACGCTTGCAGTTATACAAGCTGGTTACGATAATGTGGTTTCTGTTCCCAACGGTAGTGTTATGAAAGTTGTTGATGGCGAGATAGACCCTCAGTCAGATGGAAAGTTTAGGTTTATTTGGAACGCTAAAGAAGTCATAGAGAACACAGAAAAAATAATTATTGCTACTGACAACGACTCTGCTGGCAAGGCTATGTCAGAGGAAATGGCTAGGCGTATAGGAAGACATAAATGTTTTAGATTAGACTTCCCAGAAGATTGCAAAGATGCAAATGAAGTTCTACTCAAAAAAGGTGCTATGGAACTTTTAACGCTTATAGATGAAGCCAGAGCATTTCCAGTTTCTGGGTTGTATGATGCAGATCATTTTTATAAAAGTTTGGATAAACTATATGAAGAGGGTTACGGCAGAGGCGAGTCGACAGGGTATTCAGATGTAGACGAGCTGTATACAGTTGTAACAGGTCAGATGACAGTAGTGACTGGTCATCCCTCCTCTGGTAAGAGTGAGTTCATAGATCAAATCATGGTAAACCTTGCAAAGTCTAAAGGTTGGAAGTTTGCAGTCTGTAGCTTCGAGAACCAACCTAGTATTCAAATAGCCAAACTAATATCAAAATATTGTCAAAAGCCATTCTTTGAGGGTATGTCTCCAAGACTGGACAAGAATGATCTTAAAATTGGAAAAGAATTCGTGCAAAATTATTTTAGTTTTGTGCATCAGGCTGATGGCTCTCTCGCGTCACTACCATCAATAATAGAAAGATTAAAGACAAGTGTTCTTCGTATGGGTTGTAGAGGTGTAATCATTGACCCCTATAACTATATCAGTAGACCAGATGTAAAGGAAACAGATTGGGTATCAGAAATGCTTACTTCGCTGCGTACTTTCGCACAAAGTTATGACGTACATTTATGGCTCATAGCCCACCCAACTAAGATGATGAGAGACTCAAGTGGAAACATACCAGTTCCTAAAGGGAATGATATTAGTGGTTCTGCGCACTTCTTTAGTAAGACAGATGTAGGACTTACAGTTCATAGACCCAATCCCTCTGGATCAAATCTAGCAGAGATACATTGTTGGAAGTGCAGATACTCTTGGGTAGGCAAGCAGGGTGAAACTACATTGAACTACAATTCTGTTACCACGAGCTACAAGCCAAGGCTTCAAAAAGTTACCGATAACTTTTTAGATGATGATTGTCCACTCTAGGTGATATGGTTGATATACTTGATATATCATTCCTTACCTGGGAGCCCGTGATGGGGTTGCAATAAGGTGGCTACGATAAGTTGGCTACGATATGATGATAAGTCCATTGCCCTCTGAAAAAACTGTATTTTGTTGACAAAAAGCTTAAACATACGATATATAGTGTTTGAGAATACCTATTAGTTTTTTCACTCTGATAAACTTGGACTCCTAGATTAATTTTAGGAGTCCATTTTTTTTATCCGTTGTGGGTAAGGAAGCAGTGTTGCATATTTACGTTTCATTATTTGGGCTCAAAAAAGTTACTATATAACTTTTTGAATCCCCTATGCTGCGTGACCTGTAAAAGGGAATCAAAAAAAGAGCAAAAAAAAACCCCATGCAAAACGCATAGGGTTTAGTTGGGAGGAAAGAGCCTGCTAAAAAATAGGGGTAGGCATTGTCTAGGATAGTGTCGGAAACCTACCCCCAAGTTTTCCAATAGGCAAGGGAGTGAGACCCTAGCAGGCAGTTGCCTATTGGTGTTCTATAATACATTAAGAAGATTTTTTCTCAATGCTTTCGGTAATCTTTTTGTACTTGGCTAATTCTCCACGACTCCTAAATACAAAAAATTTATTGGCAAACTTTACTAGATCACTATTCTTTAACTCTTTTAAATTTTTATAATCAGATAAAGAAAAAGTATTAATCAATTCTAGTATTTGTTCCAGAGTATATGTTTCATCTTGATCGGAGTCAGACTCCCATAAATGAACCGTACCAATTTCTATAGCTAATTCTTTTCGTATTCTAGCCATCTTACTTTCATTAAGTACTTTTAGTTTCTCTTGTCTTTCTTCTCTGTTACGAATCCAGAGTTCCCTTTTGAGAAACTTTATTTCTCTCTCTAGTTTATGTTCTCTGTAGTCTCTAATTTCCATATGTTCTCTATGTATACGTTTATGAAAATCTAACTCAGACTCTTCAAACTCTCTATTAAGATCGGCTCTTGATAATTTTCTTACTGCCATTCTAATCTCTCCCTAAAGCTAAATTCTAATACTCCAAAATCTTTTCTATCTGGTGGCAATTGGTTTATCTGTAACCCTTTCAATAATGCGTAGTTTATAAAATGATAGAAAGAGTCATTAGACTCATCTTCATTAACAAAAGCTAAATCAACTTCAAAAGCATTAGCGATTATTGAGTCATTGATAATTACGTTACCATCATCTTTATAATCCGATAGGGCAATGTGCGCCCTATCAGTTATAAAAAGCATAAAATTATATTTAGGAGTCATATAAGTATCTGGTAAAGTATCTCTCAGAATATCTAAGCCAGATGACTTAAACCTTTTCTTTATATATGCGCTCATTAAATTACTCCTTAACTATATCTTTTCCATAATCGTAAAAATAATTTTTTATAAAATTTTCAACATCAATTTCTAATTGGGTTAAGTCATAAGAAAGACTATCTTCAATAGATGTTTCTTTGTTGATAGCACCAATATCAATTTTTCTTTTACGCAACTCTTCAACATCAATATTTATTTCTGTTACAAATTTTTGTTTATGAAACTTTGGGTTTAATATTTTCATAATCAATTCACTCCTTTTTGTTTTTGTTATCGATACTAATTGTATCTATATAGAGATAAAAAAGTTACCATATAACTTTTTGCAACCCTTGTATGGTACTCAGGTTGCAAAAGATTTATCTCTATAAGGTTACAATTATTTAAGCATCTGCACCCCATGCGCCAACCAATATTCCTAGGAAGTCAATCAGCAAAAAAACAGATAAACCATTTAGTTTATCAATCTCTCCATAAAACATGGCATGGGTTACAAAGTAAGCTAGAGGGAAAAAAGCTATAGCAGAGACTATAAAAATTTTCCCAAAGATATTTCGATTCCACATTTCCATTAGTAGTCCCCCAAATAAAGAGAGAGGACTACCCAACAAGCAATTATAGAACCAATAAGAAGAACAAAACTTATACAACTTAATATCTCTTCAAAATCATATTTCATTTTATTCCCCCAATATAGACTTCATTACTTTAGCATTGGTTCTTCTGCTCAATAAACTTTCTGCTTTGTGAACATTGTGACCAACTCCAAAAGTATAATTTCCTGCTATGTCCTGCTTAATCAAAACTACTTGATCGGATAATAATTCTGGGGAAAAAGCATAGCCATATTCCTTATCTCTTTTCTTATATGCAGGGTCTAAAAGTGTTCCTCTAAAACAACTAATATTTTTCTCTTTGAGATATTTGTTATCTTCTTTTACTAGGTTAATAGTAAAATAGGTTCTTCTTCCAGACGGTATATAATGAAGATTATTATCAGCTATCTTTTTATGCCAAGTAATAGGAATAGTAATTTTATGGTTATTGTAATAACTACTCTCTCTGGTGGCAGTTAGAGAACAAGCAAAACCATGTTTGTCAGTACAAACTTCTGCTTTTAATTCTCCAGATGCTCTAGGAAAAAATCTGGCAAAAAGATTTTCAAAACGACTTTTAGCATCTTCTTTTGCTTTTTCGTAAACTGATAGTTTCTTTTCTGCTTTTGAAAAATTTTCCCTAACACTCCTAATAAATTCACATAGGGTAACTATTCTTTCTAAGGAATCCATAATATTAATACCTATACTGCCATTACAAGAATCTCTAAAATTTTGTAACCATTCTTCTACAGATTTGTTAGGCGAATGTAACTTTAATTCTGCTCTTCCATAATGATCTTTTTTAGTATTAGTAATATGCTTTCTAACTTCAATGGGTACTTTATGAAGAGTACACAAGAAGTCTATTTCTTTATTAAGTTTATTTACTAATGTTTCCAATTTTCACTCCTTTAATAAATTGTATGGGAACAACCCCAAAAAGAATAAAAGAACCTTATTGCTCTTTTACTCTTCCAGAAGTTGTTAGGGGGGTAAACCCCCCCAACATTATTTAATATGAATAGTCTGACCAAAGGGCGCAGGCAATCCATTCTCATTTACAGATACCCAAAGAACTGGATAGGCAGGGGGTTCTTTTGGATAATCCCAAATTTCCATATCTGAAAATATTATAAGCTTATCTATTTCCATCTGCTCTTTTTCTATGTAGTCAAATAATGGTGCTACATTAGTTCCCCCTCTTCCTTTAATATCAAGCTTCTCAATAATCTCTCCCTTATCGAAAACTTGTACCTTGTCTTCTTTGACGTTACCATCAAAAGGAATTACTGTAACCTGCTCTGGGGAAAACTTTTCAGATATGTAGTTTAATTCTGAAAAACCTTTTTGTAATTCCTTGTCACTAACAGAAGCAGATTGATCTTGACCCACAACCAGATGACCAGAACCAAAGCGATCAGAAGTAGGGTTAAGAACATCTAAGACTTCAAGAGCAACTTTATGTATTCTCTTATAGGAATAGTCTTCTGGTTGCTCTCCTCCAACAAACTTTTCTAGTTCTTCTTCCCATAATACTTGAGGTTCTAAAAGCTTATCTATAATTCCTTGTAGTTCAGCGGGAATTGTACCCCTACCCCTATACTGACTAGCAGTAACAAGAATATCATCTATGGCTCTTTCTTGTCTCTTGATATCAGACTCTGACAAAGAGGTTCCATCTGATTTAGTTGGTTCGATAACGGCTCCCCATTCTGGCATTTCTCCAGAACCAGAGCCACCATTACCCCCCTCTTGTTCCTCTTCATCTTGAATACGACTATAACAAGTTTCTGCTCTAAGGGTTTTATATTTCTCTTCAAATAAACAATCTTTTGGCAATGCAAGCTTACCCCCATTGATACCTACTGCATCTAGTACAATAGGGTTAATTACATAATCGCAAGCATAGTTCCATTTCTTGTGATCTCTGTTCTTCATTCTTAATGGGTGTTTCAAAATAATGTGTAAAACTTCATGAGCAAATACCCCTGCTAATTCTTGTGCGTTTATCTTCTGCACAAACTCCCTATTCCAGATGATGCTAGTTCCATCAGTAGCCATAGTTGAAACTCTTTCATTATCTTCAATAACTTTAACACTCATTAAGATAGACCCATAAAAGGGAAACTCTTTGTTGAGATATGTTTTGGCTCTAGCCAAAGCAAAATCAACATCTTCTTTTGATACTTCATCTAATAAGTCCATTTTTTCACTCCTTTAATTATTAGATTGTCACAAGATTTATTATCTTGTTTGGTACACAAAAAAAGTTACATAGTAACTTTTTGTATACTAAGCAAAATAATGGGGGGGTATGACCCCCCCAAAGTATTTAAACAAACAAGTCCATATTTTGTGAACCGTCTTTATTAGAGTTTCTTAACCAACTTAATAAATCTTTGTTCTTCTTCATTTCCTTGTTTTGTCTAACAATATCCATAATGGCAATGCCTGCATATTCCTTTTGGGGAATACGATCTATATAGGTAATAATATTTTTCATATTACTATTGTTAGCTTTTCCTGCTACTGCACCGATCAAAGCATATAAAACGTCTGGTTGCTCTGGTATCTTTGCAGTCGTTGGGTTTTGAATTAAGTTATCCAGATTCATAAACTCTGGAACATTCTTAATTATTTTTAAGAAAGCAGTAAAATCTTTCATGGCAGGCTCTCCAACTTGACCAGATATTAACTCCCTTATTATGTGGGGAATATCTGAACTAGAAAACAAGTCAGAAAAATTAAACTTTAATATATTGGCTACTCTTTCCCAACTTCTAGGGGTAGGGTTAGAGTCTTGTGAGGGGTCGTTTACACAATAAAACTGCTCTCTGGCTCTAAGATATGCAATAACTTTGAAGTCACATTTTTTAGTAGCCATATAGTTACAAGTTGCTTCTCTGTTAGGCTCAATGTTGAAATAGGTTAGACAATCTTTTAAATGACTAGGGAGTCTATTTACCCCTGCTTTATCTTGTAACCTATTGCCTGCACAAACTACTGACCAACCGTCTGGAAGATGATGTTCCCCAACTCTTCTTTCATTTACCAACTGCCTACAAACATTAAGAACTGCTGTAGGTGCTTGTGGTAATTCATCTAGGAACAATACACCAGTTTTAAACCCATTGGCTACCTGCTTATCAATAGCAACTTTCCAATCTGGTGTTGCAACATGAACAGACTTTCTATCTTGTGAAGGTATTCTTTGACCCCCCAATTCAGTTGGGTCTACTTGTGCAACAACCAAAGAGAAGAACCCCCTCTTTGTTTCTAAGCAGGCTTGATAGCCAGATGCAGTCTTTCCTAGTCCTTGCATACCTACAATATAGGGAACTATCCTAGTAGCATCTGTATCGCCTTTAGAAAGCGACTCATTGTGATTTAAGGTTGCTATTAAAGCTTTTTTACACTCTGTTATATTCATTTTTCACTCCTTTATGTTTTATGAATATGATACCTAAAATTGGTATCTCTTAGGGGGTTAATCAAAACCCCCTATTAGATAACAACTTACATAGGGTTATTGTCTAAATCTGCTTGTTGATAGTTATCTGCAAGCTTTCCCAATTGGTCAGAAACTTCTGCTACTTTTTCTTGAGTCTCTAGTTCATCTTCATAGACTTCAATAGTCTCTTTAAGATCACTTAAAAACTTTTCTCTAGCTACAAGAGCAGACTCTAAACGTCTTTGAAAATCTTCCAACTCTTCTTCATTTAAACCCTCTTTGTAACCAGAACCGTCTTTCTTTGGTTTACCAACAATCTTAGCAACTAAAGTATCTAACTTATCTAGTTCCTCTTCTTTGTTAGGGTTAAACTCTTTAACAAGTTTAGCTTCTGAAGTAATACCCATAGCAGTTAATTTATCTCTAACTAATTCCGCAGTGCAATTAGAAGAGGGTAAGGGTTCGTTAGTCTTAAACCATTTATGAACCCATTGAGTCTTTTCCCTTTTCTTCTTGTTAGAAGCATCTGAAAAACCAACATCTGATAACTGCTTTTTAAAAGTATTCATATCTCTAGTAGATATTTTGTCAGCAGGGTAAGAAGCATAAGCAGATATTAGTTCACAATAAATATCAATGTTCCCTGCATTAATAGCATTAGAATTGTTTTTATTATCTTCACGCATATTTGTAATACTTGAATTAATAGAACCTAATCTAGTTGCTACATCATCTGCTAAATACTCTTTACCTAGTTGTACTTTTTTAGTCTTTTTTGTTTTTGATTTAGTCATTATTTTCACTCCTCTATTATCTGATAAATGACCCTGCAAAGCAGGAATCTAACCCCCAAAAGATAGGGGGTTAGTTTGCTACTTTGATTTAGATTTACGAACATCTTTCAAAAGGTTCTCGACTTGAGTCCAAGTCCTAGGGGTAACATTTATAGGTTGTACTTCATCTGCAAACATTATTCCTTTTGGTTTACCTAAAATTGGTACTGCTTTTTCTATTGCTTTTAAGGTTGCTCTAGCAGATACAACTACACCCCAAAGATAATGGCTAGGGTGCGTATCTACATAAGGAATAGAATAATAATAAGCATCTGAATGTAATTCCTCTAGGTGTTCATCTTCAGAATTTATCCAATAATTTTTTGTATTCTCTTTCACTATAAGAGGACTTTCTAAGTCTCTTTCATTGTGATCATCATAAAATCTTTTTGGTATCTTAATTAGTTTCATTTATCTCACTCCATTTTATTAATGCTAGATAGGTAACAAGACTCGCCTGCTACCTACCTAAAATTAATAGGGGGGAATGAACCCCCCTAATAGGTAATAGATTGAGAGTGTTTAAACAGATAGAAGTAATAAGGCTCAATATCGTTTCTATCCTATGGCTACCTACTTTTTTGAAATGGGGGGTAGTACTCTAATCAGTTCGTTAAATCTTATAATGCAAAGAACCTTTATTGGTTAATTGAGTTGTTACGGTGTACCTATCCTAATGAGAGATAGGGAATAAATCAGTCCGACTTGTTATAAGATTATGTAACCCTGCAATACTGCGATTAGACCCATTATATGCCTGCTAAATACTCTGGTTATAAAACTCCTTTCTAAAACGAATCATTTTTTAAAATTTCAAAATCTTCCCAAAGATAGCAGTTTGGTCAAATATGTCAAATTAGTATAAAAACATAGGTAAGTCATTGATAACAAGTTGGTTTTCAAAGACCCATTTAAAATATCAAAATTAGCCAATTTCATACTAAAAAAGTTAATATGTAACTTTTCTAAGTCATTGTTTTTATTACGTTTTTTTTCTAGTGTTTTTGCTATTTAAAATGCTAAGTCATTGATTTTATTGACTTTTTTTATTTAGATTATGAAAATTTTAGAAAAAAAAATCCTCTGTATGGCTCTAGGTTTAGCATTGAGTGGGGTTTAAGATTCCATAATGCTTGAGTCATGTTTTTTTAATGGCTCTGTATAGCCAAATATAACGGTCTGACGGGAAAAAAGAAAAAGGGTTTTTAGACGTTATATGCCGCTTTTTTTGCCTATTTATTGACTATAAAAGGGTTTTGAATATAAAGTTACATGGTAACTTTTAAGAGGGTCTAAAGATGAAAAAACCAAAGCTAACACTAGTAAAAGGGAAGAGGAAAAAAACGGCTCGACTGACTGCTAAGCAGTCTAAATTTATAGATGCTATATTGGGAATAGGAGTAGATAAAGAACATACTTACACAGACGCATATAAATTAGCATACGAGACAAGTAATAGTAGCGATTCCACAATTAGACATTCTGCGCACTCATTATTTCATAACCCCAACATTACCCCAATTTATGAAGAGAGAAAGAGACAAATAGAGGAAAGAAATCGCACGATTGCGCTGGGTCGATCAGATAGAATAATTACACGCCTAGAAGAAGAAGCATCTGATTTTGAGAATGGTAGTCCAACAAGTAGAGTTAGAGCCCTAGAGTTATTAGGGAAGTTAAAGGAAACTCAATTGTTTAATACGTCTGTTTCTGTAGAAGATTCCAGAGAACCAGAAGAAATAAAACAAGAACTAGAAAAGAAGTTAAACTTGATCCTTGGAAATGACCCCACCTAACCCCACCCCACCGATGACAAGCCGTATGCTAGGCACGACAGTATATAGTAATCTGCACATAAAATGATATGGATTTACTAAAACGGTTCAAAGTCAATGAATGGGTTATCTTTAGTGTCTTATTCTCTTATATAATGGAGAGGCTTATAGAAGGCGATACAGAGGGTTTAATGGTTTGGTGGTACTTTGTGTTATATTTGGGTTCACTGCCCACTGAGTGACGCTTATTTTTGGGCTAATAAGCTATCTAGCTTCTGTTCCAACCTCACTAGATGTTCGACTACCCTGTCAACGTCATCTTTATGGTCGTTCTTGTGAACGTATTGTTCTCGTGTTTTATTAAGAAGTATCTGAACTCTTTTGAGTTCATCACTTTGTGATTTGATATACCACGCTATAGGTGCTATAACTATAGTTATTATGATATTCCACAGAGTTGATATATCGAGTTCCATATATGGTATACCTATAGTGTTTTGTAAGAGGTATATCTATAAATGGTATACCTATTATACTAGGTATACCGTATAGGGAAGGGTTGTAAAGAAAAAAATGGCGAAAAGAAAATCAGGCGCATTAAAGACTGCAAAATTTCCCCCACCCAGTCCTTTCAGGAAGAATGAAGACATTGAAAAAGCTAATGTTGCTTTTGGTGACCTGGAGTTTGAGGCAGCCATACAAGATTATGTGAAAGACAGCCCAGTGGCACTACTTGCCCTACAAGACATAAACAAACGAGGTGGCATAAGTAAATTTATCAGAGCATTGCAGAAAGGTGAAAAGTTTTATGGAACAACGTCAAGAGGAACCTTTAACCCTATAACAGATGAAATAAAATATAACGTAACAGATGTACTAGACTTCTTAGACCCAAACCCAACTAAAGAGCAGGTTAAAGCAGCAAATCTCGTTCAAGGTTCTATACCCACCATTGCCCATGAGCTGTTTCATTACGGAATGAATGTATTAAGAAAACAGGGATATGATGTTCCACAAGGTTACATCGGGAGAGAGCTTGGAGACCCAAGAATTTCTACTGATGTTAAAAACGAAGAAGCAATTATAGATTTTTTAGAAAAGTATCAAAGAAAGAGAACTGGTGAAGATGAAGATGCTTTTGATAAAGCTGCAATGTCTATAGGATTGCCCTTAAAAAGAGGAGAGGATAGATCGGAAAAACCCCTCTTAGGAAGCTTTAGATCAAGCGGTTACAGTGCAAACGAATCTCCTTTTTCTCTTTTTCAGAAGGGTATGTATAAGCGTCAAGAGTCAGCAGGTGAGGCTTTAGATAGATTTGAAGGCATGGCTTTAGATGAACTAAAAGAAAGAAACTATGCCAGAACAGAGGAGCCATTGAAAGATACAAGAGAAAAATCATTTCTTGAAAAATTAGCAGGTTTAAATCCTTTTAGAGAAAAACCAAGACCAATGTATAATCAAGGGGGCGTTGTTAATATGCTCAAAAATTTAAAATGAGTCAGTACAGAAAATATCACGCATCTAAAAAGATGAAGCAGGAACGTGCTTTACGAAATAAAAACAGAAGAGCAGCTATAAAAAAGGGTGTAGTTAAAAAAGGCGACAAGAAACACATAGATCATCGTGATGGCAATCCCAGAAACAATAAACGCACAAACCTTAGAGTTATATCAGCCAAGAGAAACAGAAAGAAACAATGACCCTTGCTATCAAGGACATAAAAAGCAAGCTTAGTTTACTTCCCCTGGAGCAGCAAAGGGATGTACTAAAGCTACTGGAACAATATGAGACAGCCAAAAAAAAAGAAGAAGCTAAAAAACAATTTCTTCCTTTTGTAAAAATGATGTGGTCTGCATTCGTTGGAGGACCCCACCATGACATAATGGCTGATTCTTTTGAAAGAGTTGCTCGTGGTGAGCTAAAAAGACTAATAATCAATATGCCACCCCGTCATACCAAGTCAGAATTTGCATCATACTTGTTTCCTGCATGGTTCTTGGGGCAGTACCCAGATAAAAAGGTGATCCAGACAGCCCACACTGCTGAGTTGGCAGTGGGTTTTGGTAGAAAGGTGCGTAACCTTATACAGTCAGAGGACTATCAAAAGGTTTTTAAGGGCATAGAGCTATCCACAGACAGTAAAGCAGCAGGTAGATGGAACACAAACAAGAGTGGTGACTACTTTGCGATAGGTGTTGGTGGTGCTGTTACTGGTAAAGGTGCGGATATTCTCATAATAGATGACCCACATTCGGAACAGGAGGCTCAATTAGGGCAGTACAACCCCGATGTATACGACAAAGTATACGAATGGTACACATCAGGTCCAAGACAGCGTCTACAACCAGGAGGAGCCATCATACTTGTGATGACCAGATGGTCAAAAAGAGACCTGACAGGTCAATTATTGAAGGTTATGCAGGAAAGAGAGGGTGCAGATGACTGGGAACTCATACAATTACCTGCAATTATGCCTTCAGGCGACCCTTTGTGGCAAGAATTCTGGTCTTTAGACGAATTAAACAGCCTAAAAGCAGAATTACCTGTATCAAAATGGAATGCACAGTACCAACAAGACCCCACATCGGAAGAAGGAGCATTAATTAAGCGCGAATGGTGGCAAGAATGGACAGAAAACGAGCTTCCACCCTGTGAATGTATCATTCAGTCCTGGGATACAGCATTTTTAAAGACAGAACGTAGTGACTATAGTGCCTGCACCACCTGGGGGGTGTTCTATCACCATAAAGATGTAGATCAGAACAGACCACACCTAATTTTACTAGATGCTTTTAAGGAAAAGCTAGAATTTCCAGAATTAAAAAGAGCTGCATACGATAAATACTGGGAGTTTGAGCCCGATCAGATGATTGTTGAAGCAAAAGCGTCTGGTGCGCCATTAGTTTTTGAGCTTCGTGCTATGGGAATACCTGTAACAGAGTTCACCCCCACGAGGGGTAACGACAAAATTGCTAGGGTAAACGCTGTAACAGACCTTTTCTCTAGTGGTAGTGTGTGGTATTATTCCTCTCGTTGGGCTGATGAGGTTATAGAAGAATGTGCATCATTCCCTTCAGGAGAGCATGACGATTTGGTTGACAGCACTACGCAGGCGCTGTTAAGATTTCGGCAAGGTGGATGGGTTCGTGCTGAGAGAGATGATTGGGATGACGAGCCTAAATATAGAAGACCCGTATCATATTACTAAGGAGCAGTCATGGTAGGAACAGCAGAAAGACGAAAAAGGTTACAGGAAAGTAGGGAAAGAGCTAAAGAAAAAGGTCCTACAAAAATAAACAAAGCTTTAACACCTAAAAATGTATCTCCAGGCTCTGCTGGGAGAGAGCAAGCAACACCGTCAGGTATAACAAAAATAAACAAAGCTTTAGGGGCTAGTAAAGATGCTTCTCCTGGTTCTAAAGTTAGAACAGAGCCAAAACAAAATATTCCCAAAACACAAAGTGGAAAAACTGCTTCGGCAGACACTAAACCACCTAAGAAAGAAACAGACCCTTTAGCAGGTAAGCCTAGATCAATAGCTGAAGCCAAAAGAAAAGGTCAAATGTACTTTTTTGATAAGAAAGGTGTAAAAAAGTTAGCTGTAACTAAAGCTGATTTAGATAGAACTGGTTTATCTTTAAGAGAGTATGCTAACAAGTATGCTCCAAAAAAGGTTACAAAAAAAGAAGCAGAAAAATTTAAGATTAAAAAAGCTGGAGGTGGCGTTATGAAGAAAAAAGGTTATGCAGGCGGTGGTAAGATGAAAAAGAAAAGCTACGCTGGCGGTGGTAAAATGGCGATGAAGAAAAAGATGGCTGCCAGAGGTGGTGGAGTAATGAAGAAAAAAGGAATGGCAGCAGGCGGAAGAACCACAATGAAAAAGCAAATGATGCGTGGTGGAGGCGTTGCTGGCATGAAGAAAAAGATGATGGCTGGTGGCGGAGTCATGAAGAAGAAGGGATATGCTGTCGGAGGTGCTATGAAGAAAAAAGGCATGAAGAGTGGCGGCAAGGTCATGAAGATGAGAGGTGGAGGTCTAGCCACTAGAGGCACTAACTTTAGGATTAGATAAATGACAGAAAAATCTAGCAAGAAAAAAAATAAAAAAGAACTTAAATTCGAAAGTATTGACGATAGAATGAAAAGGCTAAATGAAAAGCTAGAAAATATTAGAAAATTCTATACAACTCCGTCAAGTCAAGTATTTAACAAAGACACAGGTCTTTATGAAAGAATGATGTTTGCTAGACCTGGAGGATATGGAGAGAAGTCAGACGATTTTATTAGAAAGCAAAGAAAACGTGATGAAGAATATAATCGTGAATTTTCTGGTAATCCTTATGTAAAGGGAGAGAGAAAGTCCAGAAAAAGCAAGACCGCAATGAGAGGTGGTGGTATTGCTAGATCGGGTTCAGCTAGTCTATCTGGATATAAAATATCGTAATGGCAGTAGATAAAAATCTAGAGCCTTTTGAGGTTGACGTTGAGGGAAACCCAGAGGAGTCCGAACTTAAAGTTGAAATAGTAAACCCAGATGCTGTTGCTATAGATACAGATGACGGTGGTGTGATAGTTGACTTTGAGGGCAGTGTGACCGAACAAATGATTGGTCCCGACCACAATTCTAATCTAGCAGAGTTTATAGATGATGAAGACCTAAATGAAATGGCTGCTAATTTAGTGGAGGACTTCGAATCAGACAGGACATCTAGGAAAGAATGGTCTAGGTCTTATGTAAAGGGTCTGGACCTTTTAGGCATGAAGATAGAAGAAAGAACACAACCTTGGGAGGGAGCGTCTGGAGTTTTTCACCCTCTTCTATCAGAGGCTGTGGTTCGCTTTCAGGCTCAAGCTATGGGAGAAATATTCCCTGCGTCAGGTCCAGTAAGGACTAAAATTGTAGGAAAACAAACAAAAGAAAAGAATGCACAGGCAAAGCGTGTAGAGCATGAGATGAACTATATGCTCACAGAGAGCATGACAGAGTATCGTGATGAAATGGAGCAAATGCTTTTCCGATTGCCTTTAGCGGGCTCTGCTTTCAAAAAGGTTTACTATGATCCCATCATGGAAAGACCCTGCTCAATGTTCGTTCCTGCTGAAGACTTTGTTGTTTCATATGGGGCATCAGACCTTATGTCCTGTTCACGTTACACCCATGTGATGAAGAAAACAGAAAACCAAGTTAAAGAACTTATGGTAAATGGTTTTTACAAGGATGTAGATTTGCCAGAGCCTAGCCAAGACGAATCAGACATACAGGATAAGTATGACGAAATGGAAGGCAGTGAAGCGGTATATGATGATGATGACAGGCATACAATTTTAGAGATGCACGTTGATCTTGATATGCCAGAGCCCTATCAGGACAAAGATGGATTGGCTAGACCGTATATTGTGACAATAGAAAAATCATCAAGAACCATATTATCTATCAGAAAAAATTGGTATGAGAATGATGAAAAGAAAATGAAGAGACCTCACTTCATACATTACAGGTATTTGCCTAGTCTGGGTTTTTATGGAACAGGTCTTATACATTTGATAGGCGGTCTTGCTAAATCAGCCACATCAATTTTAAGGCAGCTAATAGATGCTGGAACATTATCTAACTTACCTGCTGGATTAAAAGCCAGAGGGTTAAGAATAAAAGGAGATGATTCGCCTTTGATGCCTGGCGAGTTTAGGGATGTAGATGTTCCTGGTGGTGCAATACGAGACTCTATAACGTTTATACCCTACAAAGAACCTTCATCTGTATTGTATCAGCTTTTAGGAAACATAGTGGATGAGGGAAGAAAAATTGGCTCTATAGCTGATGTTCAGATAGGTAACATGAACCCCAACGCCCCAGTGGGTACAACTTTAGCTTTACTTGAGAGATCAATGAAAGTCATGTCTGGGGTCCAGTCAAGGCTTCATGCAGCGCTGAAGAAGGAATTAAGAATACTATCAAAGTGCATACATGACTATATGCCAGGATCATATGAGTATGAAACAGAAGGGGAGTTCTCAAGAACAAGAGACTTTGATGGCAGGGTAGATGTAATACCTGTATCGGACCCAAACGCCTCCACAATGGCTCAAAGAGTAACGCAATATCAATCTGCTCTGCAACTAGCACAACAAGCCCCACAGCTTTATGATATGGGAAAATTGCATAAACAAATGCTAGAAGTTCTAGGTATACAGGATGCAGATAGCATAATTAAATTACCAGAGGACATTAAACCAAAAGACCCTGTGATAGAAAACATGGCTATAATGAAGCAAGAGCCCGTAAAGGCTTTTAAATATCAAGACCATGAAGCACATATAGCGGTACATAAGGCAGCAGCAGAAGACCCAAAGATACAACAGATTATAGGTCAATCGCCTTTTGCAGCAGCGATACAAAACGCTATGGCTGCACACATAACCGAACACGTTGCTTTCCAATATAAGAAAGAGATAGAAAAGCAGTTAGGAGTTCCAATCCCAGATGAAGAGGAGCCATTGCCAGAGGGCGTGGAAACAGAGCTTTCTAGGGTAGAAGCAGAAGCTTCATCTAAAGTTCTAACGCAAAGCCAGGCAGAGATTGCACAGCAGGAAGCAGCAGCTAAACAGCAAGACCCATTAACAATAATGCAGCAAAGAGAGATGGCTCTGAAAGAAGAAGAGTTTAAGCACAAAAAGGAAATGGACTTGGCAAAGCTTCAAGTAGAAACGAAATCAAAAGAAAAAGATCAAGAAATAGAGGTCGCTAAAGTTGCAGTTAAGGCTGTAACAGAAGAGTCTAAGAGTAAAAGACAAGACCAAAAAGCAGGTGTTGAAAGAGGTCTTGATCTAGCCAGAGAGTTTGTAGATGAGCAGTGAAAGCATTTATTCACCAATCCTAAAAAAAATCCTAGATTACAAAGAAGACATTAAAAATCACCTAACATCAGGTGGTGCAAAGTCTATGGAGGAATATGCAGGCATGGTTGGTGAGTACAGATGTCTCAACAAAATACATGAAGATATACTTGACATCGAAAAGAGATACATTAATGATTAAAAAAAGTTATATGTAACTTTTCGTTTTTAACGCAAGGAACTGTGATCCTTAATCACTGCATGAGGTAAAAATGTATCAAGCTGTAAAAAAGGAAGAGGACCCAAAGGTCGCTTCCAAAATGCCCGAACCAAAGGGCTACAAACTCCTAATATCCCCAGTAGAAGTAAACGAGAAAACAGAGGGCGGTCTGTATATGCCTGACCAGATAAGAGATGCTGAAGGTATTGCATCTATTATAGGCTTTGTGGTTAGCATGGGTCCTGACGCCTACAAGGACACAGATAAGTTTCCTAACGGTCCGTACTGTAAAGTTGGTGATTTTGTGATCTTTAGATCATATTCAGGCACTCGCTTCAAAATACACACACAGGAATTTAGATTAATTAACGATGACACGGTTGAAGCCGTTGTCGATGACCCAAGAGGATATAAGAGAATATGAACGATACAGCAGAAAAATTAGAAGATAACATCGAACAAAGCAATGAAGTTGTGGACACAGCAGACTTTGAGGTTGAGATAGTTGACGATACTCCAGAAGAAGATCGTGTAGCTAAAAGAAAAGATGAAGTAACCCCTGAAGCGAAAGAAGTTGAAGATTCTGATGACGGTGAAGCAAAAAATTACAGTCAAAATGTTCAGAAAAGAATATCTCAGCTAAAGTATGAGTTTCATGAAGAAAGAAGAGCAAAAGAAGAAGCTGCAAGGTTAAGAGAAGAAGCTGTAAAATTTGCAGAAACTTTGAAAAAAGATAACGAGCATCTAAGAAAGACTTTAGCCGAAGGCGAGAATATGCTCATAGATCAAGCCAAAGGCAGAGTGGGGGCAGAGCTTGAGAGAGCAAAAAAAGACTACAAAGAGGCTTATGAAAGTGGAGACCCAGATAAATTAGTAGAAGCTCAAGAGGCTTTATCTAAACTGCACAATGAAAAATTTAGGGTAGACGAATACAAACCACAGCCACAACTCGAAACACCACAGCAAAAACCAGTTCAGCCACCACCACCAAAGCTATCCCAGAGAGGAATAGACTGGCAAAAAGAGAATGATTGGTTTGATAAAGATATGAGAATGACTGGCTATGCTCTAGGTCTACATGAAGAATTAAAAAGAAAAGGTATTGTGCCAGACAGCGAAGAGTATTATAAAGGAATAGATGAGGAAATGCGTAAAGTGTTTCCCGAAAAGTTTGAGACTGAGCAAGAAGCACCTCAGTTACAAAATGGAACCGTGGTAGCCCCCGTTGAAAGAAGCGGAAAAAAATCACGCACAGTGCGTCT